CATCTTTCTCAAAACAAGCAAGCGACTCCAACTTCTCTTTTAGAGGGATCGAAAAGTTGCCCTTCTATTCTCAACTGATTCGTAATTGGAAGATTACCAATCTGTCCTACGAACATCTGATGGACAATGAGTGGGATACCTTTGTGTATCTTGATCCTCCATATGATATCAAAGACAACTTGTATGGAAGGAAAGGATCCATGCACAAAGGATTCGACCACGATGATTTTGCAAAGACCTGTGACGAATGCTTCATGCCTCAGTTGATCAGTTACAACTCCAATCAACTTGTGAAGGACCGATTCAAGAAGTGGAGAGCAGGTGAGTTTGATTTGACCTACACCATGCGATCTGTTGGTGAATACATGCGTGAACAAAAAGAACGTAAAGAACTTTTGTTGATGAATTATGAAACGGAGAAGACTGTGGAGAATCTGGGCGAAGGCGTTAGGAGAGAAGCAGGGGTCCAATGATAGAGAGGCAGATACTATTGCTCGCATACGCACCCTTATTTTTATGTCTTACCTGGTTACCAACCTTTTTATTATTAGTGGAGTGATTCGACATTGGAACTGAAAGACTGGTTGAATTCTATAAATTATAATAAAGAAGATATTGCCACCGATGAGACAATTCGCTCTTATCCTCCATATATCGTCAATCGTTGTTTGTCTGGGCACATTGATTGCATCATGTTTGCTAATGAGATGAACATGTATCATCAGTTGCCCAAAGATATGCAATATAAATTTTATCTAAATAGTCTGAGGAAAAGGAAGAGATTCTCTCCTTGGATAAAAAAGGATAAAGTACAGAACCTCGATATTGTCAAACAATATTATGGTTATAGTAATGAGAAAGCATCTCAGGCACTAAGGATTTTATCTAAGCAACAATTGGAATTCATTAGGAAACGACTTGACGTTGGAGGCGCAACATGAGCACTGTGAGAGAACCTGAGGTACAATGGTCTCAGGACCAGATGATCGAAGTAAGACTGAGAGAACCAGACGATTTTCTGAAAGTCAGAGAGACCCTGACTAGAATTGGTGTTGCATCTCGTAAAGAGAAGAAGCTATATCAGTCGTGTCACATCCTACATAAACAAGGACGGTATTTTATCGTTCACTTTAAGGAATTGTTTGCGTTGGATGGTAAACACGCTAACCTTACTCCTAACGATGTTCAGCGTAGGAATCGTATTACTCAGCTTCTTTCTGATTGGGGACTCATTGAGGTAGTCAACGCTGAGACCATCACTGAGATTGCTCCTCTGAATCAAATCAAGGTCCTCTCTTTTAAAGAAAAGAATGAGTGGACACTTGAAACAAAATATAACATTGGCAAAAAGAAGACACAAGAGTCCTAAATATAGTGTCGCTTTCGTGCGCGACACGCTACAAAAGGAATATTCGCAAATGCTGACAGACCCCTTGACAGGGGTCTTTTTTTATTCTATACTGTGTAAGTTCAAAGGTCATCGTCAGATGATAAACCGGAGAACGTTATTCTATTATCGAAAGATATGCTAAATCAAGAATTCGATACGAAAGTATCGACAGCAGATTTTGTCTGTCCTTTTTGGACAGAGGAAAACTGTAACCCAGAAAACTGGGCATACGAACCTTCGACTTACGGTGTCAAAGGTGCGACTTTGGTTGGTCCACCAGGTATGAAATTGTGGAGTGAAACCACAGGTGGCAGAGATCATATCAACTATGGTCGAGCAGAGTGGGAACCATCTCTTGCTGATGAACTTGATGAAGAGATTTGCACCAAGGGTGTGAATTCTCAGATTGGTTCTTTTGTTTATTGGGATGTTGACCTTGATGAAACAGTCAACGGAGACAATCGTCGTGAGCTTTCCGATCGACGCGGTATTCCTGGTTGGATGCATCAGGGGATTCGTTTTGACTCACCTGTTGCACGAATTCGTTTTGCTGCCAAGTCAAACGCAGCGATAACAGAAGTGCGTAATATCTCATCTTCCAAGGATGTTGAAAAAGCTGTGACATCAGTCATGGAACTTTTGGAGCAAGATGGAATTCCTGTTACAAAGGACTCTATCAGTACCGAAGTGAGGGACCTTGGATTTCACTTGGCTGAGTCTACTCGTGACAGCATCAGAGATCGTGTCTATATGCACTTTGTGCGTAAAGCAGCAGAAAGCAACGATCCCACGAAACTCATTGAACGTTACGTTGGGCACAACAACGGAACCATGAGTAAGTTCTTGGAAACTAACGAACTTACTGAAACCTGGGTTACTCGTTATTGGGTTAACGAGGACGAAGTTTGTCTGATGCTTAATGTGAACCACTTTGAGGCTCGTATTGGTGCTATTCTCTCTGCTAATCGACTTGCAGTAGAGCAGGACAAACCTTTGCACATCATCTTCTGTGTTGCTATACCAGAGGGTAAGGAGACTCTGACTTCTAAACGTGAGAAGGTATTCTCCACTCATTTCCAAAGTCTTGAAGATCGAATCTTGAAGGCCACAGGTCTTAGTGAAATGCATCGCAGACTTTTTGCTTGGAATCACACCAACTGTCAGCACCGTGCTGTCCCTCAGGATTCTCACAATGAGAATCTACAATCCCTAATAAAGGGACCTTTCAATAGAAAGTTTAACTGAGGATAACCGAATAAAATCAAGCGGGTTTCAACACCCGCTTTTTTTGTGTTTGTTGTATAATTAGTAGTGGATGCCGTAAGGGTCCACACAACACACTCTCGCTTACAAAGGAGAAGTCACATGAGCAACCTCACACGCTATGGCGTGGCTAATATGGATCAGCTTCTTGATCGTATTACACGCAACTCTGTCGGAATGGATGAATATTTCGACAACATCTTTGGCACAGCACAAGGAAACTATCCCCCCTATAATTTAATTCAGGAGAGCAACACCAGATCCAGACTTGAAATCGCTCTCGCAGGTTTCAAGAAGGATGAAGTCAATGTCTACACAGAATACGGTAAACTCTTTGTTGAGGGCAAGAAGGAAGATAAAGAAGAGGAAAACTTTGTCCACAAAGGTTTGGCTCAACGGTCATTTACTAGGTCGTGGACAGTCACTGATGACACGGAAGTACGATCAGTTGCTTTTGAAAATGGGTTATTGACAGTTGAACTTGGCAAGATTGTTCCCGAACATCACGCTCGTAAAGACTGGCTCTAAATACAACTGAATATCGTCGCCGCAGAGGGGTAACTGGCAAAATCCAGTTGACACCCCTCTTTTTTCTTGGTATGATGGTGTGGAGATGTGATAACCTATGATCAAACTAGCGGTATTGAAGTCTGGTGAAGACGTAGTTGCAGACGTGAGTGAACTTGTAATGGGAGAACGTGTGATTGGATACACGTTCAAGAATCCTGCTGCTGTTTCATTCCTTGATCCCCAAGCACTCTATGAGCAAAGGGACCTAGATATTGTTTTTGCACCATGGATTCCCCTGACCTCACAGAAGGAGATCCCTGTTGCTCCCGACTGGATTATTACTCTGGTCGATCCTATTCCACAAGTTGTTTTAAAGTATAAGGAAGGTGTTAAAAATGCAGAATCCAGTGAAGTTCCTGAAACTAGTGACTCAGGAAGTGCTGATCTCGCAAGTGACGGAAGTGAGTGCTGAACTTGGAGACCCAAACTGTAAACTCATTGAACCATATGAGATTTGGGAGGGTCCAAATCTTGCCCCATGGTTGATGGAGTACACTCATGACAATGAAATTATGATTAGGTCGGAGCAGATCCTCACGATGTGTGACCCGTCCCCTAAACTTCTTGAAAAATACAAAAGCGTTCTCTCTTGATGCGATTCTATACTAACGTACAGCTTGTTGGTAACCAGTTTCTCGTTCGTGGTTATGATAATGGAGAGCACTTCTCCATCAGAGAAGAGTATATGCCCACACTCTTCGTTGACAGTAAGAAAAAATCAAAATATAAGACCCTAGAAGGTAAATGTGTGGAACCAGTTCAACCTGGTTTTGTTAGAGATTGTCGTGATTTCTTCAATAAGTATGATGGTGTTGAAGGATTCAACATCTACG